CAGACCCACCTCGACGACTGGCTTGACTTCAGTGGCACCATAGCGAGCGGCGGCACCGCTCAACTGGTCCTCAACCAGCAGCCCCGTCGAACCTCCCTCCTCATCGCGAATACCTCCGCCTCCGACACAATAACCGTCGGCATCGGCCCAGCGACCGGCACCCCCACTCTGTCGAGCGGCACTGTCGCCTCCATTGCAGTCGCGAATGCTGGGATCGGCTATGTCGTGGCTCCAATCGTCCGCATCCTCGGCGGCCTCATCGCCGGCGACCTCCAGCAATGCCCTCAACACCCCGCCGCCGCCCACGTCACCCTCTCCACTGGAACCATCGCTTCCTTCGTCATCGACGACCCTGGCTCCGGCTACCTTGTCGCCCCTTATATTTATCTGGAGAATCCTCTGCCACGACTCGGCGGTGGCGCCCTGGTGCCTTCGGCAACAGTAGGGATTCCTCTCCCGGCGGGCTGGAACTTCTCCACCTCTGGCATGATGATCGTCCCGACCTCGGCCGTCGCGATCTACGGCCCCACCAACGGCAATAGCTTCGTCGTGAAAGTCGGCGGCCTTGTCTGATGGCTGAGACCCTCTTCTTTCTCGCCCTCGGCGTCCTCGCCGGCCTCTCCCTCCTCGACCTGACAGAGCCGCCGCCATGAGCACCTACCTCCAAATCGCCGGCGACATCACCCGACTCCGGCTTATGGGAGTGAACCCTAAGATTTGGCCGGTCTCGCCCGACGATCTCAACCAACTCAGCTCCGAACTCGGCAAGGCCCCAACGGACATATTCGGAGTCCCGCTCATTCTTTTATCCCAGCTTCGGCTCGACGAAGCCGAGGTGGAGTCCAACCACTCCAAGCTACAGCAAGTCAGTGAGAGACCTATACTGAACGAGGCTAGGCTCGACGCCTCCACCGATGTAGTCGGTGTGGCAACTGATGAGCAGGTAGCTCATGGTGGGGCTCCGACCACTGTACCTATCTCTGCGGAGTAGGAAAGTGGAGCGCGCAGCAAGCAGCCGGTGCAGTAGCGAGCTAATGCTAGCCAGCTCAACGCTAACAAGCTCTTGCGCAAACCCGCAGTGGGCCGCATCCGATGGTGCTATATACAGCCTGCACCCTGTTCATTGGTTTGTGAGAGCCCAGCATGATTGACTTGAGTCAATTTCAAGCAATGGCTAGGTTGTCTGGCGTAGAGGTGCTCTATATGCACACTCACGTTGGTCATGTCATAGCCGCCTACTATGACCCTGGAGCTGGGCCGTTTATCTGTTACACCCCAAGTAATGGTATAACCGAAACCAATCGTTCAAATCTCTCTAGCTGGAAATATACTCATGGAGGGATAGGTCGTTTTGTGACTATGGAACAATATGAGGCAACTATAGCAATTCGAGCTGAACTTGCTAGGAAAGAAGAAGAACGTCGGCGTCAGGCTCAATGGGGTTCTTCATGGTAGCTCTCCCAGCAGTCTTCACCTCAACTCCTCCGTCGACTTCATCGGCGCAGCCGATGTGGCTCAACCGGCAGCAAGCTGCCGCCTATATCTCCGCCCGCGTCGGCGTTCCTTTTTCTGTCTCTCTTCTAGCCAATCGAGCCTCTATCGGCGACGGTCCACCTTACCGTATCTGGGGTGGCAAGGGCTCCACTGGGCGCGGCGGCCGAGGCCGCTATGCTGTCTATAGACCCGCCGATCTCGACGCCTGGATCGAGACCCAATTCCACGACCCCTTAGCCAAGGCTTCCAATGGCACCGACCCCGGCTAACCTGACCCGTCTTCATCCTGGCTACTACCGCGTCCGCAAAGACACGCACTGGCAAGTCGCCCGCTGGCGCCCATCTGAGTCCCGCTGGACCACTACCTTCGGCGCCACCTTCGTCCCACTCTACTTCGATGAGATTGCTGAGAAGGTGGCCTAGTGCCCAAGTCAACCCGCTCTCCAGCTCCCGCCAACAAGGTCCCGGCCCGCCGACGGCGGCCTTCGGCCTCCGTTACTGCCCCGCCGACGATCATCACCCCTGCCGCTCAAGCTCTCACTAGCGGCTCCTCTCAGACCGAGTGGCTCCCCCTCTTCGTCAATTTCATCTCCCACCTCACCATTGAATCCCGCGAGACCGGCCAGACCGTCCTCGGTGAGAGCCTCTGGGGCTCTCAGCGCCGTGCTCTCATCGGCCTTGCCGCCGGTATGGATCAAGGCATCCGTGACTTCACATGGCTGAAGTCCCGTCAGCTCGGTGAGACCACTCTCTTTCTCGCCGTCGATCTCTTCTGGCTCTTCCTTCACCCCGGCATCCACGGTGTCCTTCTCATTGATGACGAAGGCAACCGCGACAAGTTCCGTGTCATCATCCGTCAATACGCCCGTTCTCTCCCCCGCAACATGTCCTACCCCATCGTCGACGACAACAAGACCCTGATGTCATTCAACGTCGGCGGCAAGCTCTCCATGCTAGACTTCCTCGTCGCCGGCAAACGGCGGGGCACCCTCGGCGCCTCCCGCGCCTATCGTTTCGCCCATCTCACCGAAGTCGCCAATTATGGTGACGCCGACGGCCTCGAAAACTTCATGCAGACCCTCTCTGAAAATCACCCCGATCGGCTCTTCCTCAAAGAATCCACCGCCAACGGGTTCAACCACTTCCACACAATGTGCCAAGCAGCTAAGCGGGACAAGACCCAGAAGTTCGACTTCATCGGCTGGTGGGCTCGTGACGACCAGCGCATAGAGCGCTCCGACCCCCGCTTTGATGAATACATGGCTGACCAGCCTTGGACCCCCGAGGAACTCGAACTCCAGGCTGAAGTCGCCCACAACTACGGTGTAGCCGTCGATGATGAAATGCTCCATCAGACTCAGCCCTGGACTGAAAAGCAAGCCTTCATCCTCTCCGGCCGGTCCTTCTTCCCCCTCCGTAAGGTCGAGAAACATCTCGACATCGTCCTCGACGGCCACTCCGTCGAGTTCAAAGCCTACCGTTATTACCTCGGCCGGGAACTCTCCACCACTTCAATGGAGCAAGTCTATGTCCTCGACGACGCAGAACTTCGCGTCTGGGAGGAACCTGTCCCCTGGGGCCGCTATGTCATCGGCTGTGATCCCGCTTATGGTCGCTCTGATTGGAACGACTCCCACGCCATCACTGTGTGTCGATGCTACTCTGACCGCCTCGTCATGGTGGCAGAATACGGCTCTACTGAACCTGAGACTTTCCAAGTCACCTGGGCTTTAGCCCATCTCGCTTCCATGTATGAGGATTGCTACATCAACCTGGAGATCAGTGGACCCGGTACCGCCATCATGACAGAGATGCGCCGGATCAAGCAGACCCTCCAGTCCGCTTCCCACACCGAGATCGTCAAAGCTAAAGGCTGGGAAGACGTGCTCGACGGGGTGAAGTGGTATCTCTACCATCGCCCGGACAGTCTCGGTAAAGGCTACGCCTATGGCTGGAAGACGAATGTCGACAACAAGATCGCGATCATGAACGAACTCCGAGACACCTACACGAATGACTTCTTAGTCATTCGGTCTAGCCGCGCCCTCGAACAGATGCAATATATAGTCCAGGAGGGCTCTGACATTGGTCCGTCGGCGAAAGGTCGGAAGCATGATGACTTCGTTTTCAGCCTTGCATTCGCCCATCGAGCATGGCTTGAGTGGGTTCGACCGGACATGATCTCGACCAACTACAGCTATGAGCGGGCGACCGCCGACGATCATCAGCGGCGCACTCAAGGTCGGCCCGGCTTTGTCGCCGGCGTCGTCAGTCAGTTCTTCGAGGACAAGTCCAAAGAACGGCTCGAAGCCGAGCGCAATCCTTGGGCCGTCGAGAGAGGATTCAAGTAGTGAAAGTCGTCCGAGTCATCCGTTGTATGGACTGCGGTCGAAAGTACCGCCGCACCCAAGACAGCTCTGAAGACCCTGCTCCGTGCCCCCAGTGCGGTGTGCCAGAGCCGGCTCTCCCTGCTCGGATCAGTGCTCCAGCCATTGTCGGCAACAAGTCCCGCGCAGTGGATGCAGCATGGGAAATTGCACAGACTGACTTCGGCCTGACCAACATGCGCGACGGCGCGCATGAGGGTGAGACTGCGTTCATCCCTCCAGTGCAACCCCCTGCTGATCCACGCACAATCCGCTCTCCACAGATGTTATGGGGAGGCGCTGCGCCCGCCGGCGCTGCAATGCCCGGCGTGGCTGACACACTGGCTGAAGCCAGAGGTGCAGCACGGCTTGCCACTGCCGAGAATCGTAGTCCAATGCAGCTTCTCCACCGCAGTCGCCCCAAGCTCCAAGCTCTCCCACTGAACAAGGGCGGC